GTTCGGCCGCAGGCCCGTGCGCGCGTGAACGCGACGCTTGCCGGCGCGGATGTCCTCGATCGGCGTCGAGCTCGCATCGTTCCACTGGAGGAACTGGTTGGCGCCCGGAGCCGCCGCGACGCCCGTCTGGTCCAGCGTCCAAACGCTGATGACGAAGAAGGACGAAGCCCAGAGCCGCTCCTTACGGATCAGGCCCTGCTCGGTCAGGAAGCGCGACATATCGGCGTCCAGATTGAGCGGCTGATCCGAGTTGGCGCGGATCTCGTCGGCAACCATGGTGCCGAGAGCCCAGATGTCAGCCCGATACGTGTCGGTGCTGTAGTTGAAGTTCGCCAGAGCCGGACCAGCACCGGGCGCCTTCTTCTCCATCTGGTCGCGCATGAACGCACCGCGCGGAATGGTGAAGAAAGAGTCCGTCTGCTTTTGGACCGGAAGCACCGGGAACACGCGATCGGCGACGAACGAATCCGCCGACTGGCGGAACGCCACCGACATGTTGGTGAGGGGACGGTCGACATGAACGTCGGCCCGACCCGGAACACTGTAGAAACCTGCAGACATTTTGTGTCTCCTTGTTGGTTTGGGGTTGGGTCAGCCGATCACGCCTGATCGCGCTGCTTCAGAAGCTGAATGCGGATGATCTCACCCGCGGCGGACGCCGCGTCGAGGGCCTTGCCTGCTTCCCAGTTGCCGGCAGTCGAAACCGCCGTGATGGCGCGACCAACGTTGTCGGAACCCAGCACAGCGTGCAGGGCGACGGCAGCGCCGGCTTCCACCTTCGCGATTGAACCGCCCTTCATCGCGATAATCGGCAGTTCACCACCGACCGTCGAGACGGATTCAGCCGCGATTCCATCCATCTCGGCCTGGGCAACGCCGACATGGTCATACTGACCGTCCGAAGCACGGACGACGAAACGATACCGGGTCACGGCCGAGCCGGCCTCACCCGAGAAAACTTCCAGATTTTGAGCAGTCACCATTGGGGAATTCTCCTTGTGTGTTTGGTGAGGTTAGGGATCAGCGCCGAGCAGCCGCGTGCACGGCGTCCAGGTGCTGGGAGTAGAGGGCCTGACCCTCCGGGGAACGCAGAGCCTGGGTGTAGGCCTGGGCCTCGGTGAGACCCGGGGTCTTCTCCCGAATGCTCTTGGCCATGGCCATCAGCTTCGCATCGGCCGAGTCCTCGGACGGAGCCGGCGCCGCACTGGTGCCAACTCGCGTAAAGGCCTTGGCGAACTCGCTGTTCAGCTTGCCCAGCAGGGCCAGCAACTTCGTCTGCTGCTCCGGCTCCATCTTCTCGACGGCCTCGATCAACAGGACGCGGTCGCTCTCCTCACCGGGAAGCTTGTTCAGATCCGCGGCGCGCTTCGCGACTCGCTCGAGACGCGCACGCTGCTCCGAGGCCTGGGTGGCCTTACGAGCTTCGTCCGCATCCTTCGCCAGTTCCACAAGCAGAGCATTGTCGCTCTTGCGGAATTCGCGACCCTTGCCATCGGTGTAGATGACGGGGTTGCTGTCATTGGCCTTCTTGATCTCGGCGAGGCGATCCGCCGTGGACAGGGCCAGGAACTTGTCCTGGTTGGTTTCGTCCATCTTCTGGAAAAGCTCCCGCTCGGCGCTGGAAAGGCTGAGGGCCTTCTCGGCACGCTCCAAACGCTTCTGGAGAGCCACGATCTGATCCGGAGTCAGAGTCATCGTTGCTGTTTCTTGGCCCGCTGGAGTGGTTGGAGTCGCTGAGCCTGCGGGAGTCGGCTCGTTGACTACTAGCTGCTTCTTGGACCGGAACATCGACATTGCAACCGCAACGCGCTGCTTTTGGTCCGGATACTCTTCCTTCATGCGCTCATCGCCCATGAAGCGCTCGAGAAAGTCCTTCTGACTTTCATCCTTGCCGGGCTTTAGCTTGGCGACAGGCTCCGCCGGCTCGTCCCGCTTGCGAAGAATCACCTTCGCATCGGGTTGAGCCGGCTTGTCAACTGCTGAAATCTCCAGCAGCTTCGCCCGCACCATGATTCGCTTTTTGGCCACGGCGGGTTAGCTCGACAGGTTGCCCAGGTCGACGTAGAAAATGTCGATGATGCCCGTGACAGCGACGCTGCTATCCGCAGTGATGCCAGCGACCGGAACCACGTTCAGGTAGAGTGCCGCGGTGGCACTGTCGGCAATCTTGAGCGGAAACACCGCAGTGGCTTGATCGTTGGTGTGGGCCTCGAGATCCACCGTCAGCGAATCAGTATCGAGATCCTTCTTCTCGATCACATCGATCATCGTCGTAGCAAGAGTCGTCGCACTTGCCGGCGCCGTGCCAACGCCAACGTCCAGGTCGGTCGCAGCGACGATACCGTTGGTGTTGCCCTGCTTGGTGATGACGCAATCGACCTCGACGCCCAGCAACAGCAGGTTGCGGTCCGGCAGGTCAACCAGCTTCGCGCTGCCATAGTCCAGCGCCTCGGTCACCGCGACCGAAAACGCGGTCAGATTCAGACGCGCGCGACGCACGACGTGCATCTGATTTTCGATGACCACCGTAGCCGCACCGGGCTCGCTGACCTTCTGGGAAACGCCATCGCCCAGATTGGGCATCAAAACCGCTTGCTTGGACTTCAGAACCATTGGGGTAGTTTCTCTCGGGAAAGTTGGGGGTTAGGACTTCTCTTCGACGAGGTCAGATTCCTCGGGCTTGCACTCCGGGCAGCCGTCCTCGCAGCCCTGGCAGATTTCATCGAGACTGTAGGCCTCAAGATTCTTGGCCACAGGCTCATCAGCATCCTGGTAGAGAGCGTATCCACCGATCGAAAAGCCGGTGAATTCGCCGCTGTCAAACTTGGCGAGGGTTTCCTTGTTCGGGGCCATGCCGATCAACAGGCCGGTCTGCTCGGTCTCGATCCCCGACGCCTTCGCAACTTCGCTCGTGAGAGGGAATGCAAAGATGACCTCTCCGACGTCGTCGCCATCATGCATGGCCTTCGCCGACCGACTGTTCTTCATGAAGTCGATCGCGAAATCCAGCATCACGTTCTCGGGAACGTGCTCATTCTGGAGATCGAAGTATTTCTCACCCTTCTTCAGGCAGATCACGGCGAAGCCGAACACCAGACCTTTCTGGGTGTCGACCTTCGAGACCTTCACCGCAAAATTCTTGCGGAGATCCTGCTTCATGACGATTGCGCCGACGCCGTGCGAGTGCCCTTGGGCATGGCCCAACTCGATATTGCCGGCCTCGTCCATGATCCAGTCGTGGGCATGCCCGTCCTGGTAGCTGGTCGTGCCGCGCTTGTTTTCCACTCCCTCGAAAGTCGCCGTCGACAGAGTGTGCGAGTGTCCGTTGACCGGACTCGTCAGAGCAAAACGCTTTTGCATTTGGGGAATTGACGCCTGCTTAGAGGATCGTCCCTGTTTGACATGCCACAACTATACGCCCTGGATGTCAATACTCACGCCGCCACCGACATCAAAGGTTTCTAGATCCATTGTCACGGCTACTACACACCGGCAGTTGATCGTATCTTCAGCCGGTCCGTTGGGGTCGGTCGGATACATGAGTCTGGCCCCATTGCCGGTGACGAAGGGTTCTCTCAGAGCCTTCTCTTGACCATCCATCGGTCGATGGGAGTCACGCACGCGCGAGTCGCTTGCGGTGTTCCAGGTCCTCTTGAGTTGGTTCTCCTGGAGCACGCCATCCTCGATAGCCTGATCATAGGTATTCTGCACACCCTCGTGGACAGAGCGCAGACTCTCAGTCCTGGCGATGGTCTCCGCCCGCAAAGCGACCATACGCTCCCGGTAGCGCTCAACCATCTTGTCGATCTGGGCCTTGGGGAGCTTCTCACCAGCCACCGCCCGTCTCGCGGCGCCGTCGAAACGGGCGTCCCGTAACTCCCGCTCGAGCGCGCGTGAGTCACCCTCTTCGAGGTTCTGGCGATAGTTTCTAACGATGCGCTCCTGATAAGGAGTGAGTCCGATCGAGTCACGGAACAGACGAGCCTGATCCCTAGGGTTTAACCCCCGCTCAATACCGGACGCCAGCGCCTGACGGGTAGCCAAACGCTGCTGATCTGTAAAGCCTCGGATGAGCCGAAGCCTATTGCGCCGCATCGCCTCGACCGCACCAAAGTTCGTTTGGTCAAAGTCAAAATCGATGATAGGCACGTGCCGATTAATGTGTTCGGCCGTGCT